ACAATATACTAAAGGGGGGTACCTATTATATATACATACAAAGGGGGCTACCCCCGGGGTTTTAAGTGAGTTGTAAGGTTTACCCGTCACACACATACCCGAGAGTAAAAATAAGTCCATAAGCAAGAATCTTATTTTAAGAGACGTAGAGTGATATTATAGTAGTGAGACGTAGGGTAGTTTATATTTTAGGGGAGTATATACGTGAGCCTTCTTAAAATGAGTTTAAATAGTATTCTATATCTGAAGAAAGGTACCCTTTTCCCGGTAAGGAACTTTGTTATACAGATAAACTAGTAAATAAATATAAATAAAGCTTGACATTTAAATAGTAATATGGTATAATAGATCAGAGAGAATATCAAGGGTCGTATGAACGTTAGTGAAATGCGTATGCGGCGAATAGTAATTCAATCACCGCAAACAATAAGGAGATAATATGTCAGAAGAGTTAAAGATAAGTAAGATTCTAAAAACATTAATGGATCATATAGTAGAAGTAGATAAAAGAGTTACCAAATTAGAGAAAAAGAAAATAGCATCCAAAGTAGGATGTCGTAAGAAATGTAAGAAACCTTGTAAAAACAAATAAAGGAGATTTAAATGAAGAGATGCGTAGAGTGTCAAAGAATGTCAGATAAGTTAAAGAGAACAGATAAGCCAGGTGTAGAGTTATGCCCGTCTTGCTATGAGCTACTCTTTAACATGGATTTCTCTGTAATAGATATAAGAGATGACGACTATATCAATCTAGAAGATTTACACTCCTATTTCAATAGTGGGTCATTACCACCTGGGGCTAGCATAATGGAGAGGCATGAACGAAGAGAAAACCTTAATAAACCTTCTATAGGAGAAAGTAAGTATAGATTACCTAAGCCAGAAGAGATTCATAAAGAGTTGGACAAGAGGGTAATAGGACAGACACATGCTAAGAAGATGTTAAGTGTAGCAGCGTATAACCATCTTAAAAGATTAAGAATAGGTAATCCTGATGTACAGAAATCTAATGTATTGATTCTGGGCCCCACCGGGTGCGGCAAAACACTACTAGCACAAACATTGTCTAAGACATTGAACCTACCTATGATTATAGCAGATGCTTCTTCATTAACCTCAGCTGGTTATGTAGGAGAGGATGTAGATACAATAATAGGCAAGTTACTAGATGAAGCTAAAGGAAACAAACATTTAGCAGAGACAGGTATTATCTTTATAGATGAGATAGATAAAAAGAAAACATCTAAGGGTAGTACAGATAAAGGAGATATAGGCGGAGAGAAAGTACAACACCAATTGCTAAAGTTGATAGAGGGTACTGAGATAACCGTAAAGATAAATCAGATGGCATCTGCAACTATAGATACTAGTAACATCCTATTTATTTGTTCAGGTTCATTTGCTGGTATAGAAAAAATAATAGAGAAGCGTATAGCAGGTAAGACCTCTATTGGTTTCGGTAAGACAGTGGAAAAAAGAGAGACACCCGATAACAATGTGTTAAGAGAGGGTAACAATGCAGATCTAATAGAATTCGGATTAATACCAGAGTTAGTAGGACGTTTACCTATTAAGACTTGTATCAAAGAGCTAGAGCTAGAAGATTTCGTAAGAATACTTACTGAACCAGAAGATTCATTAGTTAGACAGTACAGCATACTACTTAAAGAAGATGATGCTGAGATACAGTTTACTAAAGGTGCCTTGAAAGCTATAGCTAAGAAAGCATTAGATCAGAAGCTAGGAGCTAGAGGATTAAGAGCTATAATGGAAGATATATTATTAGATGTATCCTATAAGCTACCGTCTATCGAAGGTAAGAAAAAGGTAAGCATTACGGTCAAGACTATTAAGGGTGAAGAACCTAAAATAAAAATAATTAAAGAAAAAGCTTGACATTTAGATAAAAATATGTTATAATAGAAAGTTATGGGTATAAGTAAATAAAAATATAGAGATGACAAATAATAATAATATACTAGCACTAGGCAATAGTGGAGAAGGAATAGAAGAGCTTTTAGCCCTAGTAAAAGAATCAATACAAATACAATCAGACATACTAGTAGAGACTAGATTAACCAATGAATATTTAAAGGTAGTAACTAACGAAGAGTTCACTCCTTTAGATATTTGCTAACATAAATAGATAAAACAATGACAATTTTAAAAGACGGTACAGGGACAGGTAATACTGCTAAAGTAAGCGGTAACAGAATGTTCTCTCACACTATTACAGAAAGCGAGGGCGTACATGCGACTGAAAAGGGAGACGCATTTAATATAAACACAGGTACGATAGGTTTAACTTCGACTACAGCGTCGGGTGTATTCTTCTTGCAGAACAATGATGCAAGAGATTTAATAATAGAGGCTATTGCAGTGGGCATAGGTTCAGCGGGAACAGTAACAGATAGTTCAGAGATTAAAGTAATACAGAATCCAACTTCAGTAGACTTTTCTACAGATGTAGATATGAACGCTAATAGGAATTTTGGATCAAGTAAGACACTTTCAAGCCTAGCTTATAAAGGAGTAGAAGGTTCTACTGTGACTGGAGGAACAGAGGTAGCTTTATTTTATCAAGCTAAGGGAGGACGTTTATTCGCCCCTATAGATCTAGTTCTCACTAAAGGAGACAGCTTGGCGATAACTATAGATACACAGACTACTTCAGGTACTACTAATATATACGCAGCAGCAGTAACGTACCTTAAAGAAGAAAATTACATAGACTAATGACAATCGATACCCGCCTTATTGACGGGAGAGGAACAGGGCAAGGAGCTCGCATAACTGCACAAGGACAACTTGTTGTTGCGCCAGCAGATTTTTCAGAAAGCGCTACTCAAACTATGGGTACAAATGATACCCCTGTTAATTTTTGGGGTCCTATACAAAAGAAGAACTTTATAATAACAGATATTCTACTATATGCAAATAAGAACGTAGGGGCAGCAGATGCAACAGTAACGTTATACGAATCTACTGACGGACCAGCAACTGCAACCCAAAGTAAGGTAATACTTCAAACAGAAATGCTTAAACAGACTAGTAGAGATCTAATAGGTTTAAACATTCGTGTTACAGAGGGTAGCTGGGTAAACGGCGTAACAGATGATGATGACATCTTTGCTACTGTAGCAGGGTATTATATAACCACAGGAGGTTAATATGTCGGCAAGAAGATTAGATACAAGTCAAATAGCATCGTTTTCAGAAGGAAGTTTTCTATCAACGGCAATAGACCTAGGTCAGTCGGGTACATTAGAAGGCCTTTTATCTTCAGATTTCGGATCTGGTAGTAACATAAAGTTTAAGGTTTCGTTAGACAATGTTAACTATTATGATTCTAAGGACGCGAATGGGGTAGAATGGTTTGTTAAAGATATGAATGGAAATGACCATAGGGCATTAAACGGTTCTATAACTAAAGGTGTTAAGTTCATTAAATTAGAAAGAGAGTTGACAGTAGGAGAATACAATATAACAGCTATAATATCATACGATGAATAAAAAGAAATTAATAAACTTTAAGATTAAAATAGAAAAACTAATATACTTTACTATAAGACATACATATAAGGCGGCTATAATAGTATTTATGTGGCACTTATATAAAACACATATAGGACTATAATGTCTAATAAAGGAGATGGTACTAAGACCATCAAAGCAGATTACAGGCCAAGACAATGGCAGATAGAGGCACAAGAAGCTATAGCAGGGAAGCGTTACAGTACCATACTCTTACATAGAAGAGCAGGTAAAACTGTATTCAATGTAATGCAGTCTATTGTAAATACACTCAACTGTCCGTATAAGAATCCGGTGTCCGCTTATATTGGTCCTACTAGAGATCAAACAAAGAAGACAGCTTGGGCTTATTATAAAGAGTTCCTAGCACCCTTAATAAGTACAGGGTTTGCTACATTCAATGAGACTGACTTGAGTATCAAGTTTAAGAATGGAGCTTATATCTATTTACTCTCTTACGAGAACCCAGATAATATCAGGGGTATGTATTTAGACCATGTAGTTATGGATGAGTATCAGTTAGCTGGGGTAGAGTTATTCGATAAGATTATCAGACCCATGTTAATCGATAGAAAAGGTAAGGTTATATTCAGTGGTACACCTGCGGGTAGGAACCAGTTATTTACTGTCCACGAGAAAGGCAGACTAGAAGACAACTGGGGTTTATATAGAGCAGATTGGAATCAAACTGATGTTATACCCGAGAGCGAGAAAATAGAGATTAGACAATCTAGTACAGAAGAAGCTATTAATCAAGAGTACTTATTAGACTTTGATGCTTCTAACAAAGGTTCATTCTTTGGATCTAATATAACTAGATTAAGAAGTGAAGAGAGAGTATTAGATGTATTACATGATCCAGCTGCACCAGTTGTTACTGGATGGGATATAGGATTTGATGGTACATGTATATGGTACTTACAGAAACAAAAGGATAAGATGGTTGTCATAGATGTAGACTATTATGAGAATGAGGATCTAACTCATGGAGCCAACTTAGTAATGAATAAACCTTATACTTATGCTTACCAGTTGCTACCACATGATGGTAATGACAGGAACATAATGGATAAGAAGAAGACCCCAAAAGGGCAGTTACAATCACTAGGACTGAAAGTCAAGGTTGTAAAGAGAGTAGGTTTAATGAGTGCTATTAATAGTGGCAGAATCCTACTAGATAAATGTTGCTTCTCTAAGAAGGCAGCAAAGAAGAAATTAAAGTTGGGCAATACCAAGTTAGCAGCACTAGATGCTTTAGCTTTGTATGAAGCAGCAGAAGATAAGAAAGAAGGTGTACTTAGAATGACTGAGAAACACAATAGATATAGTCACATAGGTTCAGCTTGGAGAACAATGGGTGAGGGTTTAAAAGAGAACGCACTAGAGTCTAACAGCTATAGTAGTGTTTTAACTAGAAAGAAAAGACCTACCTCATTAGTAAATAATAATTGGAACCCATTTAAAAGATGATAGGAATAACAATATTTGTATTTAGTGTAGGTATAGCAATTGCTAGTATGTTTTTAAGGTCTAAAGTATTTTGTCAAATAGGATGGCATAGAAAACCTTATCGTATGTATAAAGGGTTTAAAGGTAAAGAAGGTAATTGCTCAGTATGTATGGTAACAGTTAAGAAAGATACTAACGGTATGTGGAGGGAGTAATGGAAGCTAGGATAATAGATCTAGATAAAGATTTAAATATTATAGCCAAATGGTGGAAAGACTTTGATGGTACGGAAATAAACAGTAGAGTATTCTCTGATACAGGGGTTATGGTTTCTGTAGACGAAGAAAATATATGTGCCGGTTGGTTATTTGAAACTAACAGCGAGTGTTGTATGATAGGCTGGTTTGTGGCTAATCAAGAAGCAGATAAAAATTTAATAGATGAGGGGTTAAGGTTTTTAACAAAAAGGATAGAGACCCTAGCTAGAAAAAGAGGATACGGGATAATCATGACCTATTCTGAAAACAAAAGTATGATTAAGAGATTAACAAGTTTAGATTATATGGAAGGAGATATTCATATAACACAATTAATAAAAGGATTATAATATGGGCAGTAGAGTTTTTCATAGAGTATTTGCCGGACCAATAGGTTTTATAGGCGGTGGCGGATCAGGTACAGGCGAGAGTCTAAAAGGAGCAGTGGGTGGCGTAACATCAGCCAATGCCCCACCAGTTCCAGAGGTACCAGAGGTGACAACTGAAATAGATACAGGAGCCGTAAGGGATGCTAGAACAGCGGAGGCAGAAAGACTAAGAAAGAAAAGAGGAAGAGCAAGTACAATTACAAAGAAGAAACCGGGACTGCTTGGAGCAGAGACAACCGGTGGATTATTAGGAGGTTAGAATATGGCTCAAAAGAATGAGGCATCAGCACAAAAGATTATAGACAATCTAGATACACTAAAGAGTAGAAGAAGTAATTACGATAGCGTTAATCAAGATATAACAGATTACGTATTACCTAATAGAGGAGACTTTACTTCTAGGAAAGCAGACGGGGAAGAGTTGGACAGAATCATATTTGATTCCACAGCTATTACAGCTAACATGAACTTAGCCTCTGTTATCTCTCAAGGATTAACAGATCCTACTAGTATATTTTTTAGGTTCAGACCTAAGAATTCAGCATTGGCTGACAAAGAAGATGTTAAAAGGTTTCTACAAAGTCTAGAAGAAGTGGTGTTTAATGTATTCAGTAGTATAGAGTCCGGATTCCCTCAACAGAATCATGAACTACTGTTAGACTTAGGAGGTTATGGTACATCTGTAATGTTTATAGGAGATGATAATGGGAAAGGTAATATTTTATTCCAGACCAGACATCTTAGTGAAATTTGGATAGAAGAGGATAACTCTGGACAAGTAGATACAGTTTATAGAGAATTTGAATTCACTGTAAGACAAGCTGCTCAAGAATTTGGAGAAGATAACTTAGGTACTAAAATGAAACAAGCTCTTATGGAAACACCTCATAAGAAGTTTAAGTTTATACATGTAGTAATGCCTAAAGAAGATTACGAAAGATCAGTAGGACCTGTAGAGGGACCTTTAAAGAGGTTCGACTTTATAAGTTTACATCTATCTGTAGAAGATAAGAACATACTAAAGACAGGAGGCTTTGATGAGCAACCTTATATTGTAGTAAGATGGGTAAAGAGAATAGGAGAAGTATATGGTATCAGTCCAAGCTGGAATAGTTTATCTGATATTAAGATGATTAATGGTTTCGCAGAAGTAGGACTAAAGTCTGCTCAGAAGCAAGTTGATCCTCCGATACTTATGTCAGATGATGGAGTAGTACTCCCATTGCAGACTTTCCCAGGTGGTGTGAATATAGGTGGTCTAAATGATGAAGGTAAAGAAATGATGAAACCTTTATTAACTGGACAGAATAACCAGATACTAGCAGAGGTATTAGCTAGATTAGAAATTAAAATAGAGAAAGCATTCTCTGTAAATCAATTTAGCCCTAGACAAGGTGTGCAACCTTTGACAGCTACAGAAGATTTACATAATCAACAGAAAGAGAGTTTATTAATAGCTCCACAGATTAAGAGGATACAAGATGAGTATTTAACTCAAGCCTTACAAAGGGTTATAGGTATACTAAGTAGGAAGGGTAAACTACCTGTAGTACCAGAAGTATTATTAGATGAGAACGGTTCTTTTGAATTCGATATTGAATATATCGGTCCATTAGCATTTAACCAACAAAGTAATAGATTGTTGTCTTATAATAGGTTCTTCGCTAATGTAGGTACATTCGTAGAGTTTAAACCAGAAACTATGGCTAACTTTGATATTGACAGAATTGTCAGAGAAGGAGCAGAGATTTCAGGTATACCGTTAAAGCAGTTAAAAACTGAGGAAGAGGTAGCAGCACAGAGAGCAGCAGAAGCTCAAGCAGAAGCTCAAGAACAGCAACAGGCTAATGTAATAGCAGGAGCTGAAACAGCAGCCACATTACAGAAATCAGGGATACCAGTAGTACCAACAGAATAAGGAGTATAATGGATTTTAAAAGTATTAAAGATAAAATAAATAAAAAGGGTATAACTTACAAAAAAGTATTTGAATCAGATGAAGGTAAGTATGTTCTTAATGATATTTACAAGTTTTGCAGAATAACACATCCTAGTTATGTAGAAGGTTCTAGTCATAAGACAGCCTTTAACGAGGGTGCTAAAAGTTTTGCACACTATATTAAAGGTGTATTAAAACAATCACCTACAGATATAGACGCGCTAATAGAAGAATATAGTAAGTCTAATAATTATAACGTATTAAAAAGGAGTAAATAATGACAGAAGAAGTAATTAATGAAACAGTAAGTACAGAAGTAGAAAGTAAAGAAGTTGTTACAGAGCAGGCTCCTTTATTAGATGCAGCAGAACCAGCAGCAGAGACTAAAAGCGAACCAGTAGTAGATGATGGTAAAGTAGGAGATAGCTCTTTTATCGAAAGCCTACCAGAGGATCTAAGAAAAGAAGGTTCTTTAATGACCCACAAAGATTTAGCATCTCTAGCTAAAAGCCATGTAGAACTGCAAAAGAAGTTTGGTAAGCGGTTTGAAGATCTTACAGCTGATGAAATAAAAGGTTTAGACAGTAAGTTTGGAGCTCCTGAAACAGCAGAGGATTATGGTATAGAACTTTCAGAAGAATTGAAAGCAGATCCCATCTTATCTGACATAAGCGGAGATTTACTAGAAGCAGGTATACCTAAGGATAAGGGTAAAGCTTTAATGGGTAAAGTACTAGAAAAGATTAATAAGCATAGCGAAAGCCTACAAGTAGAGGCTCAAGTCAAGGCTCAGGAAGAAGTAGAGACTATTAAGAAAGAATTTGGATCTGCCTTCGATGCAAGAAAAGATCTAGCTAATAATGCTCTAAGAGAGTTTGGAGGAGATGAAGTAGTGCAACTATTGAATGATGCAGGACTATCTAATAACCCTGCTATATTTAGAATGTTATCAGAAATAGGTAAACTTACATCCGAGGATAAACCAGTAGGTGCTAAAGAAAGTAGAAACTTTGGTATGACTCCAGCAGAGGCTGCTCAAAAGATAGCAGAATTAAACTCTGATGCAGCATTTAACGAAAGAAGAAGAAATGTAATGCACCCTGGTCATAAAGCAGCTATGGTTGAATATGAAAGAC